GAGTTGGGGCTATTTGCTCGCGTCGCGGTGCGCTTTGCCTTGGCTCCTCCACCCCCTGATCCCAATTCTTTAATTTCACAAAATCACTCGCAAGGCGCGGACCCGCTGTTTCCAAGTCCTCTGGATCGGAGTATGCATCAAACACTTGCTGCAGATTGTTGACCTCGTATCCCGCAATTCTTGCGCGCCCTACAAAATCCTTCTTAACAATCCTGCTCATTTCCTGCAACCGATCTCTGGCAAAAACGTTGATAAAGTCGGTGGGGTTTCTGATAGCGTCCAATAGGAATGCCCGCTCCGAATCCGTCATCGGACCTCCTCCAGTTACTGGCACCCTAAGTGCGGCAACAAGCGGAGTCCTGATCAGGTCGGCCCTTTGCTTAATTCTTGCAAGTTCAATTCCCTTCAGATTCCCCTCAAGCGAGCTTTTGGTAATCCTGTCAGCTTCATCCGCAAGAGCAAGCAGGCTATTGATTCCCGTCATGGTATTAACCATTTCTGCGGTTCTGCTTCGCATGTCAACGGCAGCTTTCTCGTCCCGGGCCAATCCATTCAAACCGGGAACTTTGAGCGTATTTTCAAGCTCGCGCCTTGTTTGCAGATTAAACCAAGGCTTGATTAAATTTCCAGCAGCAGTTTTTGCCGCCGCCTCTTCAGGGGTGCTCGAGTTCTTAATGTCTGCATCAAGGTCTCCAATCAACTTGGTTGTCTCTTGATAGCGTCTCTTGGCTACAGCGGTTGTATCGCTTGCCGGAGCGGAGCCGTAGAATTCTCCAAGATTAACCGATCCTTCAAGACCTTCGCGCTGCTTGCGTATTGCCTCAATTTCTCCACCCATTCTCGCAATTCTTGCGCGGGCAATATCCTGCTCCTCAAGCAACTTTTGACCGGTTGAAATAGCAATGTCTTCCGGCATGACCGGTCCGGCAGATCCGGCAGGCAATGGAGTTGCGGCAGCCCGGACATTTTCAGCCCGAGTCCCTAGCCTTTCAAACAGCCCCCTTTGCGATGCTAAATCTTGTTCTGCTCTAAGAGATCTTTCGGCGAGTTCTCCGGCTCTCTGAATTTGAGCCTCTGGGCTTTTGTTTCGCTCCTCCATCAGTTTATACGCAACAAGCTCGGCATCCATCGCGGCCTTATTGGCTTCGGCCTGACGCTTCGCCTTATACGCATCGCTCTCGTAGAGCGTAATGGGTCCGTATGAAATTCTGTCGGCCATGATATTAGGACATCTTGAACGGAGTCAAAAGACTTCCAATACCAGAAGCAACCTGCCCGAAGGCTTGGAACGGACTTGTGTAGGTGCTGGCAATCGCACCGACCTGAGATCCATACATGCTCGCTTGCGCATTCTGCATCGTGTTATAGATGCTGGCCGCATTGCCTGCAAGCTGAACCGGAATCTCAGGGCTTGCGGTTTGATAGAACGGAACCTGATTGGCCTGCACGTTGAACTGTCCGGGTTGGGCTACGTTTGCGTTGATATAGTTCTGGAACTGCGCTTGCTGTTGGCCGATGCGCTGCTGGGCGAGGTTTGCCAAGCTTGGGCCACCCGCCAAGAAGCCGGAAGCAGCGCCAAGACGCTCGCGGGTTAGCGCATCGCGGAAGGCGAGATCGCGCTGCAAGGCACCGCCGGTGGTTTCGCCTGAAGCCAAGAACTGCTGCGCCGCCCCGAAACGCGCAAGCTTGCGTTGTTCCCCGGCGGCACCGATCTGCGCCGCTTCCTGCACTGCCGGTCCAAGGCCAAAGATGTTGCCCCGGGCGGTCTGGGCGGCACGCACGGCCTGCTCGTATCCACGCCTTTCCTCGGCTCCCAAGGTCGAGCCAAGGCGAAGCTGGTTAAGCGCCTCCTGCTCGATGGTCTGGCGAAGCTGTTCGGTCTGCGGAGTAGTCGTTGCAGGCAACTCTTCCGTCGCAAGCTGACGATAGCGTTGCCCAAGCCCAACTGCGGTTTTGTAGGATTCAGGGTCAATTTGTTTGAGTTGTTCGCCGGCACGCTCTTCGGGCAGCTTGACGAATTCGCGGAAAGATGTGATCTCCTTTAGGCCATCTTCGCTGTCGGGCGTTACTGGCTTATAGTTCTTAACCTGATCGCTCGCCTTGGTGACCGCGCCCTGCACGCTGGCAAGGTCTGACTTTAGCTGGTCAATGGACACTTTGGCGGACGTGCGGCGAGGATCGCCCGATGGCAAACCAGCCAGCAATTCCTCCGAAGCCGCAAGCCGGCTTTGAATGCCCGCGATCTGGGCGGTGCCATCTTCGACAATGCGGTTCAGTCGGCCGAGGCGTGTGGAGTTGTAGTCGTCCAGAATCTGTTGGTCGGAAACTTGGAAGTTTAGGCGGGTTCCAAGATCGGATGCCCCGTAGTTTCTGCCAGAGCTAAGTTGTGTAAGTGCTTGGTTCAAGTCTGTTCCTCCACCGCGACGAACTCCACCAGAAAGACCGGCAATCTGCTCTGCAAGTGTGTTGAATGTCCCCTCACGGTTGTAAATGGCATCCTGTAATTGGGTTTGTGCGGTCAAGAGATCATTGAGTGTTTTATCGTACTCTTTGTTTTTCTCAACTGAGGTTGTCGAAACATTTACGAATTGGTCACTAGGTGTAAGGCGTCCACTTCTGCCCGCTTTTTTCATTACCCTTTCCCTGCCAGTGCCAGTTTTTACGGAAAAAGATTCCATCTCGGAAAGTTTCTTCTGAAGGCTATCCACCTTACCGCGCAATTCTTCTACGCTGGCCATATTAAATCTCCCCAGCCCTGTACTTTTGCGTGGTAATCTTCTTGGCCGCCTCGTTCCTCGCGATCACATCTTCAATATTAGTGCTAAACGCTGGCGCCCCGATGGCAGGAGTAATTCCCGGGGTGTAGCTCGCAGCAGGAACCCCGCCACCACCCATCATAACCTGCGGCTCGACGCTTCCGTACGGAGTAGATCCATAGAGACGCTCGAACTGGCGGGTGTACTGCTCGCCAAGCGCACGGTTCAATGCAAAAGCCTGCGGGCTGTACTCGTACTGCCGGCGAAGCGATTCAAGCGTGCGCTGCGGTCCGTACTGGCGCTCGATCTGTAGACCAGCCTGTACCTGAGCCAACTGGTCGGCTGCCTGCAATTGACGCTCTAGCTGGCGCTGCTCTGGCTGGTACTTGATCCGAAGCGCATTTTCCAAGGCAGCGATGTCCGGCGCCTTTTCAATATAGGTTTCAAGCGAGGAACGATAAAATAGCGCATTAGCCTGCGCCGACTTCATGGGGTCGGGAGGGGGAGGAGGCGCCGGGATGGATGGTCCGCCGCCCATTAGCTTAGTGCCTTTCGCATAAAATTGTAGTAGTCGTACTCCTTGTAAATACCGTTGCGCTTAAAGGTGATCCTCCTGCGCGGACCGAATCTATCCCAAAGGATACTCAGCAGGCACTTAAGAGCCTTGCGGCTCAAGGGGTTAGTTTTACCATCAATTGAGGTCACGGTCAAGTCAACGAATACACTCTCTCCGGCTTCGTCATGTTCATAAGGATCAGGGGCTTCCACTCCCCTAGCGCACCTAGCTACTGCCACGCCTGCCACCTCGTCACCATCCTTAACCACACCAACCAATCCGCGCTCAGAATGCCAGTCAAACCACTCCCTAAAGTTGGGCCACATGGACTCCGGCACGCCGGAAGCCTCGATAAACTCTACCGCCGTCATGAGATGTTCTTTTGAACCTCGATGGTGTCAGGATTGGCCGCAGCCGTGATCTGGCGTATGGCAAGCTTGTTGGCGGCGGATTGTATCTTGATGTTGAGCAAGCGCCATTTCTGGTACGCCCGAAGATCGCTGGCAAGCCTTTTCTTGACCGAGGACGGCAACTGAGCCGGAAGAACAAAGGGCAGGGTCAGGGCGGCACTGGAGATGTTTAGGTTGGGCTGAACGTCAATATCGCCAACGTCAATATCCCGCTGGATGGAGATGGTCGTATCGGTCGAGAATGAGTCGTCAAATACAATCTCAAAGTGGCTGCCATGCTTCTCGGCAAAAGGATCGCCAAAGTCCATATCGGCGGTGCGGACATAGGATTCGTAGTCAACTCCGGCATCTTGGTAGTCGGCAATTGTGACCTGTGCCGGGGTCTTGTATCCGCTATACTTTTGGATCTGTCCCGTGGTGGACTTCTTCATCAGCCGAAGCCCCTCGTCTTGGAAGTTTGTCAAAGCAAACTGCATGACATTCGGAGTCCAAGTCCCCTCAAATGCCCCCAAGACCGTGTTGTAAACAATGATGGTGTCGTTAAAATCGTTTGATGCTGTCGGCACGGCAAGGAAGTAGCGGTTGTCGTAGAAGGCCGCCGTGCAGATCCCAATCTCGGCCACGTTGATTTCCTGAATGACATCCTTGACGACCTCGGACAATGGCAGACCTACCGAGGTAAAGTCGTCCGCAGCAGACCGAACCAGCGAGCGGATGCCGTCATCAGAAAGGAAGAAGATGTCGGAATTGACCTGTACGGCGGAACCTTCCGCCACGCAGCCGGTGTTATTGGAGATAAGCTGGATCACCCAATCCGCCGCGCTGGTCATATCGGGAGGAATTGTAACTTGGAATATGCGCCGTTTCTTGAAGACGATGATGCGGTTCTCGTAATATGGAACGATGGCGGTGATCTCGTCCCCGTCATCGGCGTTGATAATTGCGCTATTCGCCGCGTCCCAAATAGAGGCATCCAGAATGTCGGAAGCGTAAAGCGTGTTGCGGTTCCCGGCTGATCCAACGCCAAAGAGGCGGTTGCCGGTGTTGATTAAAAGCCTGAGATTGAGCGGAGGCGGGCTTACCGTGGCGGTTGCGGTAGCACCGGAGCCATTGCCAATAATGGTTACGGTCGGTGCGCTGGAATAGCCAGACCCGCCATCCACCACGGTTACTCCAGTGACTGCTCCACCGGCCACTTGCGTAATCAGGGTTGGAAGCGTGCCACCCCAATCCGGCCCGGTAACGATGGCCGTTGCGCTGGTGTAGCCTGTTCCGCCTGTCGAGATGGTGATCGCCCTAACCTTGCCGCCCTGCCTTGTGGCAATGTCACCGTCGAAGTAATGCAATGGACCGTCCGCATCGGCCAGATACATCTTGTCGTTGAACTGCGCCATGCTGACCTTGACATCAAAGTTTGTGGAAAATCCATCAGCCCACTGCTGGTTCTCGTTATTCCAAATGCGAGTTGCTCCGGTGAACGAATCCCAGATTTCATCCGCCGGGTGCAGGGTTGCGCTTCCGTTGGAGTTGATGCTGTAAAGCCTGCCTTGCGTTACGGTGACAAGGTTCTCGTATTGCGCCGTATCAAAATACCGCATCCCGCCAATCGACCCCTCTTGGCTGGTCGCCGTGGTGTTGAAGTTGACCAACCCACGCCGTGTTTCAAGGCTGCCCTTGGGCGACAAGGTCATATTGACCAACTGCTGAACTTGGTTCTCAGCCAAGAGGTCTGATTGCAGACCGCTGGCCTGACCACCCGCAAAACTGCGGATGCCGTCAAACGCCAATAGGTCGTCGAGGTTGTCCGAGTAGTATGGCATTAGGAGGCGGTAATTTCTTCTGTGGAAAGGTCGCCTAAGCTGGAAGGCGTGATCTGTTTGATCCCGCCAACCTGACTCAGTTCGTAGTTAGCCATCGCCGCAAGGTCAGCATTGGCTGTCTGAACGACCGACTGAGCCTTGGCGTACTGCCGTTCACGCTCCAGCGCGTCCGCATGGGTCAGGGAAAGAACGACCTGATGGACGTGAGGCAAGCGAAGCTCGTCATCCAACGCTTGCGTGGTCGGAGGGAAATCCACAATGATGTTGGTGCGTGTGAGGCATTTCAGCTTCTCAACCACCCGCAGACTTACGGTTCCAGTATCCGCCAATCGCGGATACAGATCAAGCTGTGCAACTCCGCTCGTATTCCTGCCAGTAAAATGATACAGCACCGGAGTACCCGTGCGGGTATCTTCGAGCAGATCAGCGTCTTGGCTGATGATGGTGGCAAGGTCGATGGGTTCAACTTCGGATTGGTCATAGGATACGGAGAGCGGGGTCTCCACGTTGGTTCCAAGGGTGATAGTGCGGTTAGTTCCGACAGAATAGGTGGAACTGGTTACAGTCTCGCGCCAAGGGGCAAAGTTCCAGACCCGGCGGTAAGCCAAGCTTGCGGCTTTCTGGAGGAAAGTCAGCGTTTCGGAGTCGGTTTTGCCGACCTTTTCACCGGCGTATTGGGCTATTTCAGACAGGGTCATTTACTGGCTCCTCTGGAGTTGGTTCGGGTTGAGGGATTGGTTCGGTATTAAAGCGCTCGTACACCTCGCCATCCACCTCCTCAGTATACGCGCCTGTGACCCTTTCGCCAGCGGGTACGCTGGCCGGGTGGTAAGGTTTGATTCCGATCTGGGCAAGCTGTTCCTTGCTCCAGCACCAGAAGATGCTGGCCGGATGGTTGACATCCTCAATGCGGATGCCTTGGGGTTGGCGGATGATGTTATTGGTTGATGTGATCCACATATGGTCTCCTATCTTGCTCTGGCGTATTTGAAGGGTGATTCGGCGAAGGCGGCGAAGATGAAAGTGGCTGATGGGGTATTAAGCCATGAAGTATTGTTATCCTCACGAATCTTAAATCCATTTGAAAGGAAGTCTAATGATCCGATCAACGTAAATCCGTTTTCGGCTTCATTTGTGTTTGGTC